GTTGGTTGTCATACAATAATACTGAATATGATTCATCTGGAATTAACAATGAAGCATTGCGTGAGTTAGGTGTACCTTTCTCAACGTAAAACTTGAGAAGGGTCTTATCACTATAACCCGCAAGACGATATACTAGACGAACATCTAAATTGTCTAGTAGTGTAGTAATGTTTTGTGTTGCAGTGATTCCCAACTGCTTTTCATAGTCAACAATCCAGTTGATATATGAAGTTTTGGCAGTACCATTACCATAGATTTCTATGTCACTGATAACTAAATGACTTCTGTTATTAACTAGATACTGGTTGAATTCTTCGTTATACTTGTAGTTGTCTAAGTCTACACCTAAGTTAAAGAATTCAGCAGGGCGAGTCAATGCAAAAATTCTTGTTAAATCAAACGGGTATGTAGAACTTCTGCGATATGAAAATTCTGCCGGAGAATCATCACCAACTTTCCAATCTTTCTGAAAAGTGTTTGGATTATAATTACCTACGATAGACACGAACGGTGATACCAAGTCTCCATTACTGTCTACTGGAATAATGTTTGATAAGCCAGGACGTGCTAGTTCAGGTTGAATATATGGGTTACCATTATTCCAAATTAAACCTAACTCTAAATCACCCCATAGAATTCCGTTATCGCTTGTATACGGGGCAGGGCCATAACGACTTGTCCACCAGTCCGGCTGATTAACAAATGCTAACATTTCCCAAGGTGTTTCGTTAGGGGTAGATGTGTCATAGAAAAATTCGTATACACCTCTCCAGTAACCTTGCTCGATTGGAGTTCTTGTTAACTTGTTTCCGCTATTGGTATAATTGTAAGTATATTCATCAAAACGATTGAAATATTGAGTCTTGTAATCGATTCGATTTTGACCGACCCAATTCAAGAAACCGCTTGAATAAATCTCTAAGAATTCAGCATATGAATAACTTGAATCTCTAAAGAATCCAGGAACAATTTCATAACGTTCAATTGGAACAAGAGTGCTTAACTTCAAGTTATTGTAAATTCTAGTTTCAAACTCAAGCAATGCTTGGTCTCTAAAGTCAACTAGAATGCCAGTTGTTGGGTTATAGTCACCATATAATTTAGTGTATGATCCGTCGTGACCTTTAATAAAATATGTAGGCTGTATGTAATCTGAGTCGAGTACAACTTGTGGCTCAAACGCAGGGTACAATCCTAACTTAGTAGGTGTATTTGGAACATATGAACCATATGTTTGATTATATTCATTAATAGTAATTTTGTCGCCGGCAAGCAAATTGATAGTTACAGTTAATGATGGTGCATCAGAACTAATAATGTATTCTTGTCCCTTAAGCAATTGCTTTTGTAGTGGAATACCATCTACTGTTCTATTCAAATAAACTAACACGCCTTCATAGTTTGCTGAATCAAAGTTATAAACTTTAGTTAATGGATAGATTGCATTATCTAGATCATTGTTAAACGTATATGTGTTGCTACGAAACGGAGCCTTTGATGGCAACATGTCTGACCAAAAGAATGCCTGTAACTCACTCTTGGATGCAGTAATTGCATCTAATGCCAAATCTAAGATTGTAGCAGGTGTGTAACGTTGAACATAATCGGTATTGTTAACAGTGTCAACAAGTAATTGTTTATACTTAACATATTCACGACCGTTGAATAATAACGCATCAAATAAGTTGTGTTCTTGTTTGCGCAGGAATGTACCCGGTAATGCAAGTGAAGCACTATTCTGAATAATCTTTGTGCCATATGGTACAAGATTTCCTAAATCTCTAAAATTGTTTGATCCAAAAATTTCACCAGTTGTGTTAGGTGCATTAATAAAGATATCTCTATACTGAGAACGAATATCACCGACATTTGCGGTAGTTACGTCTTGGTTGAAGGGATTGTTATTTAAGTTGATAGGGATACCATAGTAAGCAGTACTGCTTACTTGATCGCTTAACACTAGCACTTGAATTACGGTTGATTCAACCGGCGTAACACCTAGTGAAATAGTAGTTGTGTTTGTACCAACAGTATACACATAATCGCTAGGATTTAGATAGTTGTTATTAATGTATACTTGAATTCTTGGCCAGCCTTTTTCATCTGTAGCCAAATCAGGCAATGCGGCTACATCACATGTAAATGTTGTTGCTGGGTTAGCAATGTCATAATCAAAACTAAAGTTTTGGTACTGCTCACTTGGTGCAACAGCGGTCTGCCATCCCAATTCTCTTACATAGTTACCACGTGTTACATAATTGTGAACATAACCTGTGTTTACTTTTGCAGTAATTGAGTTACTACCCTGAACATAATCAAATGTTTGGCTGTTCAAAGTAACATCAAAACTGATATCACCGACGTTATCAATTGATGAGTACCGTACGGGGAAACCTAAAATAGAATCGTCCAAACCTGAACCAATGCCATATGAAAACAATGTAGATCCGGCAAATGATGTGCTTCTATAAACATCAACGTCACCCAAACTGATTCCATTATCATCATAGATATCAAACAACGGGGCTTGATTAACAGTAACTTTCTGTTGTGCTTGATTCCACTCTACACCAGTATAGTAGAATGATTTACCTTGATAATTATAACCTCGCAGTACTGCTACCTGATCATCAGGTAAACATTCACCTTCTTCAGCAACAGTCAATGTAATGACGGGTGTTGAACTAGGAGTAAGTGTTGAAAAGTTTGCTACGTAAATTTTGTTTCGTACATTGAAATCAGTATCAGCCGCAAACACAATACGTGCTTCTGGGAATAACGCATAGTTGTTTACGGTTGTATCTGTACCAATAATAGAAACATTAGTTGTACTTCCTATTGATGTTGCGGTTGGCCAATTGACATTAAGTGTTAACGTGGTAGTTCCACTAATTGCAGTAATCTGAGTATTAGTTGGTAACACACTTAGTGAGTCAGCAATATACATCCCGACTTGAAATGCACCGCTGATATCACTTGCTGGAACAGCAATTGTAGCAGTAGTAGTTGTTAATGGTGTGATAGATGCGGTGTATGCTGTGTATACTTCAACATCTGGATAAAAGTTTTCCGAACCAGAAACTGTTGATAATGCATCAGTTGTTCTAGTATCAATGAAGTCGATTGCTCTCTTACCATATGAACCTGAATCAAAAAGTTTAAGATTTGGATAGAACTCAATGATTGGTCGTTTTGCTTTGTTTGCAGCCGTTGCATAGGTAGTAACAATATTTGGATTGTTATTGTATGACGCAGTATTATTGATTACATCGATATGGAACCATCTGTTACTACGTGCCCATGCATTTCTACTGATTGCATTTCTAGCAATTGTAATATAGTCAGGATCAACTGGAACAAACAAGTTGCTGTCATAGTTACCAATGTCATATGGTAAAATATCATATGGATTAAATGAACTTAGTGCAAAGTCTTCCGGAGATACCAATGAGTCTACTGGCACTAATTCAATCGCAGTACCTACACCTTCAACATAGTATTGACCACTTAAGTAACTTGCGGGAATAACATCACCATCAAATTCTACTTTTAATCCGTTAGTAAAAACTATTCCATTAGTTGAAGTGTAATTAGTTTTACCTAAAATATCTTCTTCAACATTAATAGTGTTAGTTAAATTGCTTTCGATAATACGAATGACACCAACTTTACTAGCAGTTGTGCCGTCTTGATAATACAATGTATCAAGCGGAGCAGAGATATATGGAATCAATGCGATTACACCTAGAGTGTTACGATAGAAGTTTCTAGAAACCCACTGAGTACCAAAAGCGGCTGTGATTCGTTGTTCTGTTGGGATTAGACCATCTGGAATCAATCTTAATACTGGGTCAGAAGGATCACCTACATATTCAATACGATAAAAGTTTTCGGCTACATTTGTGTAGAAGCCTTCTTCATACAAGCCCTGATTAGCATTCATAGTCATTGCGCCAGAACCAACAGTTAATACCAAATCTGGTCCGTTTAGTTCAGATGCAATTGTAAATGTAGTAGAACTTAAAATGTTATTAACATAATAAATGTTTCCACCAACTACGCTACCAAATACAGGGTTATCAAAGGTAACAGTTTGTCCTTCAGTTAATACAGAAGTATCACCTGATGCTAACTGTAGATAACTTGTAGTAGTACTAGCGATTGTTAGTGTTAGGGGAGGAACAATTAAGTCATTGTTTGTATCATAGTTTGTTTCACCAAAGAATGCTTGTACATAACCAATTTCATTTGGCACGCCAGTTTCATAGAACATGACACGCAAGCCTTCAAGGGCTGTGATTCCATCAATGTTACCAACATCGGCTAGACGTTGACTATTGATTTCAGAGAAAGGAGTTGTGCTTACAACGTCTACAACATTGTTGCCTGGAAAATTATATTCATCTTGTGCATTTTTAGATGGAACAGTGAATGTTACTACACCTTGTGTTGCACCGTTGTTTGATACGCCATATACGTCACGTACTGGCAAATTAGGTTGTGTTAAACTATATCCAGTAACTCCGGGTTCACCCTGAATCCAAAATTGTGATGGCTGATTAACTAAGAAGCGATATGTACCACCTCTTAATAATGTAAGAGTTGGATTGATTGTTCCCGATTCTGAACCCAAACTTCTAATGCTATAACCATTAGTTAAGTCTGTAACAACGAAATCGTTTGTAGCAAACACTGTAGCAGACGCTACTGTTACGGCGGGTGCGCCAGTAGGCAACCAATAGTATTCATTAAAGTTAATGATTTTATCTAGGTCAGTGAACGAATCCCATGAGTAGAATTGGCTAGTAAACAATCTACTATTGTTATTTGTTACTGCGCCTTGAAGGTTCAATGCATCAACGATGCCCGGATAAGTAATAAAATCCTGAGCAACAGGAGAATTAGTTTTAGTGAAGATAACGCCCGGATCTAGTTGGTAGTCAGTACGAACTTTGGTAGGTTCTATAACGTAATAGTCTTTGGCATTTACACCATAACCAAACTTACTGCCAACATAACCTTGAATTTTAGTTGTGTTGGGTGGATTAACTAACTGATCTAATGTTGCTCCTAAGAACTCAGCATTAGTTGGAGTTTGAAAAATCTCTGGGAGAAAATTAAGGGTTCTTACTCTGTTTGTAGCCATATCTATACTTATCTTACCTGTAATTCAGCGGGCGTGAGTGCTGGGATGACCAATACATCATTTGCTGTAGCGCCATTTACGAAAATTTCGTAAGGCATACATTTTATTTCATACAAATCTCCAAAGGGTTGTGTAGGATCGTTGGGTACTAGTACCGCAGAACTAATAAGTTCACCGCATTCAGCATGTAGATAAGCACTTAATTCTGAGAAATAGAAAGTGTCACCGAAGTTCCAGTTGTTAACATTGAAATAAGTGTTCATTGCTGATAAGACTGCACTTCTGATTTCACTATCACTTGCGTTGGTGTTGCTTGCTTTAATAACTTTAATTGTGGCACGTAATGCTCTATCGGCCTTAGGACCAAACAGTGGTTTAAAGACAACACTATTTACAATCACTGCATCACTTAACATTTTAAAATTTTGTACTTGACTATACTCAGTTGATAGTTCACTGATAGTTGGTCTATCAGGTTCTGGAATAGTATTTGTAGTATCTGTAATCCAATTTGTATAAGCAGTATAATAAGCCTGAGTAACAACATACAAGTCGATGATGTTAGTTGTAACAGGATCAATACGTGTAGTATTGTTTGAATTGTGTCTATATTGGAAACTTAATCCCTGGCGACCAGGCTTCATATTATATTGCGGCTGTTCAGTCATAATATAAAATGGTGTAGTAACTGTTTGATCTTGTACAGATTTATAAAATTTATTTTCAGTAAATGCATAGAATAACTGTCCTAGTGGATAGTCATACTTTACAACTTCAACCTGAGTCTTAGTTCCATATTGATATATAACATCTGTTGTTGGAATAATATACTCACGTGTTAAACTAATTGCATCTTCTACTGTTTCAAAGAAAACATATACGCCAATATTGGCGCCACCGGTTACGTAACCAGTAATATCACTAAAGAAGTCTGGATTTAAAATCAATTCACGATTATTAACGTCAGTTGCCGCAACTTCTACTTGGAAGTCATTAATATAACCATCTGATTCAACTGTTTGTCCTAAAATATTTACTTTAGTATCTCTACCAATTGGATTGTTTGAATTATATTGTGGATTAACACCTAGCATGTTAATAAAGTCTTGAATGATCTTACCTGAAAATGGATCGTATACTAGTTCATCTCTTGCAAAAGTAAATCTAGTATCTGCGACTGAACCAAAGTAATAAGTCAATGACTTGTAAGTAATAGTATAGCGATTGTTGCCAACGCTAGTGAACTTTACAAAATAATTAGGGTTAGTAAATGCTTGAATTGACCAACGTTCCTGATTAATAGTTAATGCGTTATTAAAAACAAGAGTAAAGTCTTGTTGTAATTCCATTCTAATAATACATTCTTGAATCAATGTTGTTGACAATGAGTTATCGAACACAGGAATAATCTGTGAAAGAGTAACACCATTAGGAACATAGCCATTTAATCTAATAGGGCCTGATCCGTTTGCAAAACTACCTTCACTATTATTACTACCGTCACCGATAACATTTAATACTGTTGTCCAAATATAATTATAATATCCGGCTGGGGCAATACCTGCTACTAGTCTATTGTTATTATCAAAGTAAAAACCTGAAGGTGCAGTAAATTTACAAATTGCACCAGTTGTGATATACTTAAGATTACTAGTTGAGAATGTTCCAACTGACATTGGTGATTCTAAACTGCCGCTTACTGTATAGAAATAACCAGATTCTGTTCCTGAATCTACTGAACTAGTTCTCCAAAATACAGAAGGACTTGTTGGTGCAGAATATCTAGTATAATTTTGAATATAATATTGTGTAGCATTGTTATCTGCTAATGCCGCGGCTAGTGTATCTGTAAAGAATGCAATAACGTCACTGGTATTATTAATAGTTAATGACAAGAATCCATCAGTATCATTTTGATATAATGCACCGTCGCTACCAAAACTGTTTGTACTTGAATATTTACCTGTTGGATCAAGTAAATCTAAATTCTTTGATACGCCAACACTTGAACGATTAATTGCTTTACTTTTAATAATTGAACTATACAATGTATATGGGAAGTTGTTATAGTCTTCGCCATTAACCATACGATTTTGTGTATAGTAACGAGTAGGGGCACGTTGTTTAATGTTAGCAATTGTCTCACGTGCTTGTGCAGTAGAAACAGTTGTGGTTAGTTCAAGACCCATAGTTAATGTTTCTACTCTTCCCAAACGACTTACGTATGAGAATGATACAGAAACACCATTCATTTCGCTAGGTTCAATTGTATAAGTTAATGCATTACCTGCACGAACATAAGCACGATAGTTGCCAACTGGAATTTCGCTGAATACTCCGTCACCAAACACATAAGTTACTTGGTCATTGAAACGTGAGTTAACTGAATAAATTTTCTTATTAGAAAATTCAGTTTGCAAATATGCATCAGCATAAACGTTATCTACTTTTCTCCAAAGTGTTCTAGTGTTATCATTGTTTAATTGATACAACCATGTGTCTGAGTTATTGACACCCTGAATAGTACCAATGTCAATAGTTTGATTTGAAATTTGTTGTTGTAAATTGAAGTCAAAATTTTGCAATGACCCTTGTTTAAAGTAAAAGAAGAATCCTGTATTTGGACTACCAAATCCTAATTTGTCATTGCGATAAAGAATATTAAATCTACCTGAGGGTGCAGGTGGAACTTCATAAACATAATCTTCATCCATTGATGTTGCGCTAACAAGTTCAAAACTCATTGACTGACCATCAATAGTTGACTTGAATGGAACAATTGGCAACGAGTTAGGTGGAATCTGTAATGCATATTCGCTTGTAGTAACTCCCAACAATTCTGAGATGTTACCAGGACGACCAATTCTTTGTGAGTCGATCATTGCCGCATTTAAAATAGTATTGTATTGCTCTAGCCAATTCGGGTTAGCAGGGTCATTCCACAAAATAGGAATATTACTTAAGTTTACACCATTGATATCTGTGAGATTTTGAGAAGTAGTAATGCTTGTTACTTTGATATAACCCTGACCAGCAATGTTTCTTTTAGGTGTATAACTTACAAGATTGGCAAGTTTGATAACAGAGTCACGGCGCTCTGCGGTATCAATAAAGTTTTCACGTGCGTTTAAGTCACTGCGGAACGCAAGACCTTGTCCCATGAACGCCATAACGTCCAGTAGGGCAATAAATTCAGAAGATTCAACATAATCATTGAATGTTTCCGGGTAATACAGACGCAAGTAATCGATGAAACTTTTACGCAAAGTCTCATAGTCATAACTTCTAAAGTCTGCTTCTCTGAACGTTTGGTAGATAGTCTTCCAATCGTTTGTTCCAAATAGTGCTGATTGTCGTGAACTGGTGGCCATATAAGTTTCTCTTTTGATATATTTATCATTATCAAAAAAGACGGTTTTTACTTATATGAGGGTAGCCGTGTTATTTCCGCGGTTAAAGAAGACACTAATTACTGCCGCTTGATTAAATGGCACTACTGCTAACTGTACTTCAATTAATATGCCATTTTCTTGGGGGAACGCTTTAACATAGTTTAAATTAATTCTAGGATCACTTGACGCAACTCTACGAATCTCAGATTCTAATTGAAATTGTACGTCTGCGGTATTAGGTTCAAAGACAAAGTTCCAAAGTCTAGTACCATATCCCGGCTGACCAACTTTACTTCCTAATGGAATATTCAATGCATTAACGAAATCTTGTATTACTAACTGAGAATCTAATAATCTATATTTCTTACCCCAAACAATACCCTTTTGGATACCACCAGGGCCGCCGTCGATGCCACTAATACTAACATCGTTGGATGTTTTGGGCTTACAAGAGTCTTTAGTGCTGAATCCGATATATTGTGGCATGATGTATTTATCCTTATTTTATCCGCTACCGGTACCATTAACAGGCGGTATACTACCTATAATACCTGAGAGAGAATTATTGATAGCCTGAGAACTTGACGAAACTGACGGAAAATCTATCAGTGCTTTCACTGCGGTAGAACCTTGACCCTTCACTGAACTTAATGCAGTTGTTGCAGTAGACGCTAAATTAGTTAAACTTGATGTGCTTAATCCAGCAGTCAATTCAGTTGCTAACGCAGTTTTAAGATCAACATTCTTAAATGTATTGTATGCAGTGCCGGCAGTTCTGATTGCGCCGGGAACGCCAACTGCTAAGCCTGCTCCGGCGATTAATGTAGTTTTAGATAACAAATCTGTTCCAATACTTGATGCTGATTTAATTAATCCAGTGATTCCGTTTTCACCGGCACTGGCTGCGGCCGCAGATGTAGTTGCTGATGCACCTTCTGCGCCTGCAAGATTTAGAATTACCCCGTCTTTTAAATCGTCAAGTTTAGCATATAGTGCTTTACGTTCAGGACTATTTTGAATAGAAAGCCATTTATCAAATGCAGCCTGAATACCTGGATCTCCTTGTGGCAATGATGCTTCTGCTTCATAGAATGCTTTTCTAGCCTCAAGTACCTTTTCAGTGTTCGCACGAATTTCTGCATTAACTTTGAGAATTTCTTCACCCGATTTCAATGCTTTTTCTGCTTCACTCTTGACCTTATCAGAAATTTCACCGATAAGATTTGGCATAGGAATCTTAGGATCTCCTAATACACTAGTAATTTGAGAAGTAATTGAACCTCTGTCAGTTGTATTGAAACTAATAGTTGGCAATTTGATAGAGCCACCTGTGCCAGAACTTAATGATGAGATTGCAGATTTTAACTGTGCGGCTGCTCCTGCTGGCAATCCGGCTGCGGCAAGTCCTGCTAAAGCGTTTACTCCGTCTGGTAGTTTTGGTAATGCAAGCCCGTTCATTGCCGCTGACTGTGCATCTTTGATTAGACCAGAAATCTTTTCTGCGCCCGGAATAATGTTGATTGCGCCGGCTGCATTATTAAGTACTGCACCAACTGTTTTCATACCACCTGGCAAATTACTTAATCCAGATGCCAGTGTTGATGCTGTTGCGGCTGCGGCGCCTGATTGTACTTGTGAAGCCGCGGAAGCCAAAGACTTCAATCCAGCCACGCCTGCAATAGTTGATGCGGCGCCTGCTACGGCATTTACTGAGTTTACTGCACCAGCAATTGATTTTGCAACATTGTTTGATTGAGCAGCCGCAGAATTTACTGCTCCAGTAACAGCGGTAATTCCACCTACTGTGGTTGTTGCTGTTTTGACTGCGTTTGTAATTGAACCCACTGCGTTTGTAGCAGAAGTAACTGCGCCTGTAATGCCTGATACAGTATTGTTTACTGCACCTGTAATGTTAGATACTGATCCTAATGCACTTGATGCAGTATTAACTGCACCTGTTATTGAATTTAATGCACCACCTGCAGTATTAACAACACCTGCAGCCGTAGATGCCAATGCCGATACTGAACCTATTGCACCAGTGACACTACTAGCAACCCCTGCAACTCCTGCAACTCCTGCAACTCCTGCAACTCCTGCAACTCCTGCTAATGCCTTGCCCGCATCTAATAATGAACCAGTAGTTTGATCTACTTGTTCAGCCACTTCAGCGGCCTCAGAAGCCGCTGTTTTAGCAATCGCTGTTAGATTTTGCGGGACACCGGCTTCAAGTGATTTAAATGAATTCTTAATCGCATCGAATGCAGAACCTGCAACTCCCTTTGCCTGATCTAACAATCCTGTCAATCCAACTTGTGCGCTTTTGCCCATTGCAGTCAATGCGCCAGCGATACCACCTAATCCACCTACGCCAGTAGTTGCAAGATTGGCGGCTGCTGAACCTGCTCCAATTGCTTTTAACGCTCCGGTTGCGCCTGCAAGTGCGCCTGCAGCCGCCCCTGTGATTGCGCCTGCGGCGTTTGCAACTCCTGCCGCGGCATTAAGAGCACCTGCGGCGCCAGTTGCCCCTGAAAGTGCGCCTGTTATTGCTCCAGCGGCGCCCGCCACATTAGACACTGTTCCTGCAATACTTTTTACTGCGGCTACAGTTGGACCTAATCCCACTGATGCGGCTGCATTAACTAAACCTGCTACTTGTGCAGGGGCTTCTTTGCCAGTCAATGCGCCTACAGCAGTCAACGCAGTTTGCGCTTGTTGTAAGTTACTAACTACTGATGTTGCTTGTGCAGAAACATTCTTAACTAGACTAGTTAAATTCTGTGCGCCAGGTTGACCAGTGAATACAGCCGATGCCATTGATGATGCAATGTTTGAACCTGACTGCACTAAGCCTTTAACAAGTGTGTCAGCGCCTGGTTTAATGACTCCCGAACTTGCCAATTGAGTTGCAGTTTGAGCAAAGGCTCCTACAGCGGCAGTGGCTTGTCCGGTTGCAGATTTAACTATTGCGGCGCCTTGAGTTACGGCCGCGGCCGCGGCACCTTCTGCGGCTGATTTTGCAACTGTTCCTAATACTGCGCCAGTAGTGTTTTTATCTAATGCACCTGATACTGCTGGCGTTGTTGGTGCAGATGCTGCCGTTGCAGGAGATACAGGAGTACCAGCAACTGGTGCTGCCGCGGCATTTGTTGCGGCCGCTGCCGCAGATGGCGCAGCCGGTAATTGGCTTGACGCATTCAAATCTGTTTTAACATCTACACCCTGACCTGCGTTTGCCCACGGTGCGTGAGCAGGGGCACGTGATGCAATAGTAAGTAACTTACCTGGCGAAGCCATAAAGCCCTTCTTCTCATCATATAACGTATCAGTCTGTGCAACAATTGGAATGATATCAACTTCTTGAGGTTGTGTACTTGCTGATCCACTGTTTAAATTAACTTTAGAACCATTGACATATGCAAGTCCACCTGCATTCATTGATGAATCGCCACCACTTGCTAATGCAACTGCCGAACCTGCTTTCACTGTAAAATTACTTACTGCATATGCTTTGATATCAGTAGTTGCACGTAATCTTAATTCTTCCTCAGTATTAACATGAAAATTCTTTGCTTGAATACTAAAATCTTTCATGGCATGCATGTTGATATTATTATCGGCGTGTAAGTTTAAATCACCCTGTGTTCTAATGTTTACTGAGTTAGTAGAGTACATATCAATTGTACCCTCTTTACCTAATTCAATATATGATTGACCATTTGAGTGAAGAATCATTAGTGTTTGACCGTCATCACTCATTAAGATTTGATGACCCAATGCTGTACGAATTCTGATTAATTGATCACGACCAATAATGTCACCATCATCCATAACCAATGAGTGGCCGCCTCTACGTGCTACAACTCTAAGTTGTTCAGATTTACTTGCATCTAGATTAGATGCAACTGATTCGTCATCAAATCCACCTTCATAGATAGGTCGACCGGGTGTTGATACGCCCCAACCAACACGTGAAGCCGCTTCACGTTGCGCACTTGAACTGATAGGGCCGCGAATAGGATCACGAATAATACCCTGCTGATTCATAATTGAAGCAGAGTAACTATGAACTGGTCTTGGAGCAGAAACATAATCAGGGCTGTTTGCCAAATCTGCATTGTTTGTATTAATGTTTGTTACTGGAAGTCTTACGGCTCCACCATAACTTTCTGCTTCACCACTATTAGCAATGATGTTGTCACTAGAACCAATAGCAGGAACCATTTGCAATGCGTCTGGTTCAGGTATACATCCAATATAGAAACCATAGTTAGGGTCGCCGTTAATGAATACGCAAACTACGGTTGTGCCAATATCAGGTGGGGCATGCCACTCACCGTATGAGCTTGGATTTGCTTTGTAGTCCCCGAACCCTTTGTCTCCGGCGTCTGGAATAACTTTACCAAAAAAGTTACTCATAAAACCTACAGATTGCCATGAATCTGAGTTGGTAGAGTCTTGTGTGCCGGGCTGGTCAGCAATGTAAACTTTAATACGACCTGATCTTGTAGGATCTACATTGTCTTTTACAATACCAAACACCGGTACGTTGCGAGTATTACCACCACCTGCGTCTGGCTTACTTGCTTTTGTTGCACCTTTTGGTTTGAATACGTCTTGTGCCATTTAATTATCCTAGTCCTAAATCTGTTACGTTGCCAGTATTATCATCATCTGCGACCGGCCCTGTTTTAGTGGGTACTGTTCCTGGAGCAGCCGAGTTCGTTGCTGGCGCCTTAGTAGGAGTAGGTGTTGCTACATTAGTTTGTTTAGATGGGTTATCACTCTTAAGACCTGTTGTTGGAGTAGAAGCATTACTGTTTGGTGCTGCCGCAGGACCTGCATTTGGTTGAGTACCATTTTCTTCACTGTCAGCCGGTCTAGCCTCTGCTTCATTGGCACTTGCTGGGTCACCAAAGTCATTGATGTTACATTGTAGTACTTGTTTAAAGGCGCCGTTTGCAAAAGTACTCTGCACTTCACGCACCATATAACTTACACCCTTAACTTGCTTTGAAATGTCTTCAGGATATTTCCAAAACAAAATTGATTCATTAATGTTCAATGTACCGGCGGCTTGTTTAGTTCCATCTAAGTTTTCTCCGCCACCAGATACATAATCAACTGCTTCTTTAAAATCAATTTCAATAAAGACTTGTCCACCATTAGGGTTTACAGTAAAACCATTAGTGCCATAAAATCTACTATAGATTTGATTTTCAGAACCTGCGGAGTCTTGTACTAAGAAATCAGGATCTCCTAAAATAGTAATTTTTGCAAGGGCATATGCACCCGGATCATACAGTGAAGTCAAATAGTTATTTTGCGCTTCCATAGCATTACCTAATTTACCGGTTCTGTCCTGTGATGTTCTTTTGTTGACTACCTTAGGGGCACCATCGGATGCGCCACCGCTACCTCCTGAGTTACCTGAACCTGCCGGGGCTGTACCTGATGAAGTACTACTTGGAGCGGCGTTTCCTCCACTACTTGAAGTAGGTGTTCCGGTGCCTCCGTCTAGCACAACATTAAAGAACGAGTTGTCTAAGTTTTGCTCATACATTAATACTTCTGAGTTTTTACCAGTGTACCAATACTCATATCGCTTATGGGGACCATAATATTTTTTACCTGGATTTGCATAAGCACTGTCAAGAACCGGTGTTTCATATGTTTGAATAATATAGGTCATTGTGTATGCCCAATCTTTAATTACATCATCCCATTCAGCATTAGAAATCTCAGCACTACAGTTATACCATTTAATTGTTTTTTTAGTGTCCGGTTTATTCTCTACGGTTCCTGATTTCTTTTGATCATTTTCAAGTGATGTGGTATATACAACTTGTAACGCATCTCTTAAATATGAACTTTGTGCAATAATATTATTGATAGCCTGTAAAATAGGAGTATCATTATTAAAAGTAATTGTTCTCTTAGTATTATCAGGCTGAGATACCACTTCTCTTGCGGCACTAGATTCTGTTGTAGTTGTTGCGCCACTTCCAGGCCATTTAAATTTATCAAGGTCTTCTGGTGATACTAAACTAGCCAGTCCAATTTCTTCTGCGGAGCCAATAAATCTTACTTTATACTTGTTTGCTTTACCAATTGATTCTGCTTTTAATAAATCTTCTTGCTCTTTATTAAGTTTACCGAATAATTCATTAAATGCTTCTTCGACTGTTCCAGCAGTAATTTCTTTACTACCATTAATCATACCTCTTTTAATAGTGAAGGCTGATTGCGGTGCCAACGATGCGGCTTCAATATTATAAGTAGTTGCTCTACCGTCAATTTTAAACTTGATACTAGAAATTACAATATCATAATATGTTTGAAACAATCCATTACCTGTTGCATTTGGATCTAATGTATTGCCATCATAATTTTCGTTACCGGTAATAATATTACCAGATGCATCATATCCATAGAACTTAATCCCTAAAATAAAGAATTGCTTAGATGGATTTTTAGACCAACTACTTCCAATTGATTTAGCATATTCGGCAAGTGCATCATTCGCTTGTTTTAATTTAGTAATAAATGAGAAACCATATGGTTCAACAATTTGAAACTTAAATGAAGTGGTGTTAGATGCGGTTTCATTTGCTTTAGCATTAGTAGAAACGTTAAAACTTAAATTGTCAATTCCATAATCAAATGTAAATCCGGGCGCTCGTTGTTGTGTTTCATTATTGATTCCGCCGCTTTGTGCAATTAAAAATGCACCTCCGGATTCGGAATTTGAACCTAGTGCATTGTTAAATACGTTGATTTCTCTTCTTCCTGATGCAATAAAAGCATTATACGCATCGGGAGTAATCATATACAAACTTAATTGATATGTATAACTTGAGAATTCACCTAATGGGTTTTTTAGTCTTTTACCCGGATTAGTATTATCTTGAGGGCCTGATATTGTTTTAACAATCTTATCAGTACCACTAGTATCTTCATTTTGAGAAGAGGAACTTGCAGTACCTCCACCAGTTGTTACACCCGGAACTTCTCCGGTATCACCACCTGCAGTATTGGCTGTTGGACTTCCGGTAACACTTCCTACAGGATTGTCTTGTTTTTGACCACTGTCGCCGTCGGCTGCACCTGTTAATGGTTTAGTTTCACCGCCTGCAGGTGGTACAGTTCCTGGTTGAGTTGTTGGTTGAGTCGTTGTTCCTGTAGATGCATTTGCAGTTGTTTGTTGTGATAATAACTCTTTTGCTTTAGCCGATTCTGTATCTATTGACGCTTTATTACTTCGAAGTTTAGGGATAATTGTCCTAACATTCAGTAAAACTTGACTTTTATTAACTTCTGTTTTTTGTGAGTCAGATAATGTGTCAAATGCCGCTCCGGCGGCTTGTTGTGTTGAAGCCACTACAGAATCATATTCTGCTTTATAATCTGCTCTAGTTTTTAGTATCGAGTCATAAATGGATTGTGCATTAGCCTGCTTGTATCCGCTGTTGTTAAAACTCTGAAGCGCGGATACGGTTTGAGCCTGCAGTGGTTCAGCTATATTAAAGACATTAACTACTTTTTGATATAACGCAATCGTTTCTGCAACTGATGCCATTTTAGATACCTAATGCTGTTTTCAACGTTGACAATTTAGGCACGTAAATACCCACTCCTGTTTTAAAATCAAAATAAGGGTCTTCACCTAATCTGTTTGGATTACGTTCTGCAAATACCCACCATAATCTACTATCGCCATATAAGTCATATGCCAATAAGTCTGGCCTAAATTCATACACGTTTGTAAGAACCATATATACATCGCTAGGATCCAATGGGATCGGACGATAGTTCATTACGTCTAGATACTTATTGTTAACAACGTTGGTGCTAAAATAAGGACTTGTTTGTGGATATAGTGATTGATTAGCCATTACCAGATGCCTCCGCCTTGTCGTTGACTGCCTTGTAATAATTTGCCAGTAGCATAATCAGTAAGGCTGAATTTATTAGAAATTTGATTTCGTGAAACAATTGGATATGCAGTTATTGATAACTGAATTTTTGTTGGTACATATGTAGGAGAAAATCCGCCGCCGTCATTATCGAATGTGGCGCCTGCGGCAACTCCTCCTGGTAATACACCAGTTGGAAGTCTGCCATTTCCGGCAGTTTCAAAATTTCCGTTCTTAGTTACGCTAGTACTATCAATAGTAGTTGTTGTTCTGATATAGTCTACATCGTTTGGTAAGTTATATGAGAATCCTGTAATAACTAATGGATGTGCGTCAAACTGAAATCCACCTAAACCAAACAAGAAGCAAAGTGGAGGGGGAGTACCTGGTTTAGGATACTGATCTTGACCATAGAACATCTTAGTCATTGATCTAAAGAAGTGGATTGTTGCTAATATGTAGTTCGCTTCACTGGTATCTTGTGCAGTAAAGTCACAAGAGATTGTTACCTGATCTACTGAACTACTAGTGTATTGATATATTTGATAGTTGCTGTGAACTACAGTAGATGTATCATATTTGGCTGCGTAGTTGACTGAAATCAATGGCGTATACGGGAAGATTACTCCGTCAGTTGCCGCCAACGGTGCCATGATACCAGGATTACTTGCACGATACATATATTCTGCATCGGGTGCAAGTGTTAGTCTAACTCGCCAATCTTCAAACGATTCAAAGTTTGCCGCATCTTGTGCTGATGCTTTTGCTTGAGTATCAAACTCAACGGCTGACCTAGTAGCAGTTACAACGATTTCATTTTGTGCGGTGTCAGCATTTGTGCTATTATCAGCAAAAAATGCTTCACGTGCTTTTCTGTCACCCGGACTTAATGATGCAATTTGTTCAGGGGTTAGATTTGGATTATAGATATCAACAATTTGATCACCAAACTGAAGAACAGTTTTTGGTTCTTTTGCAGGCGCGCCGGGTGTTGCAGACCCAGTAGTACTTGTTGCAGGAGTTGTTGCAGTTGAGTTTGGTGCCGAAGTTGGTGCAGGTGTTGCGTTTTTTACTGCGGTAGCGGCTGCAACTGCAACTACAGTAGAAGTTGTATTAGTTGTCGTTGTTGAATTGGATGTTACTCTTGTAGTAGATGTTGTAGTAACTGTAGCCTGATTTGGATTACCTGTAGGTACTTTTGCTGGTATAGTGGTAGCAGAAACAGTAGTGTTAGTTCCCGGGGTTGTTCCCTTTGCTTGCGTACTTAAACTAGAGTCTGCTTGAGATATCTGTTGCTTGTATTGAAATTCTTGCTCGTATAGAGGAGGTAGTTGCTGATAAACAGCACTATATCTACTCTGTGCGGCACTATACTGAAAGCTGAAGGATTGAATTATTCCCGGAAACCCTGCAGTTTCTTGTTTTTGTTTAGCAGCCTGTGCGTCAAACTTTGCAAGAGCCGCTTCCCAAGCCGCTTTTTTTGCCGCATTAGTAGGATCTCTTTCATATGCTTCTTTTAAAGGAAGAATTTCTGAATATACAGGATTTGGTCTAAACTTTTCTAGTGCTTCTTGATAGAAACGTGTTTGGTTAGTAAGAGCCTGCTTAGCCGATTCGGCTGTCTCTCGTAGCGGTGCCGCTTGTTGTTCTAGTGATTTTATTTTTGTTTGTGTGGTGGCCAACCCGGATTGGGCGGTCGATAATACCGATTTCCAGTCTTTTGTTACATTGTTTGTAGAATCAGCCATGAATATTCCTGTGCTAAATATAGTTGTCTGATTGTATTTATCGCTTCGAAAAACCACAAAATTTACCCTTTACTGTTGCATTTCTGCAACAGTTAGTGTACTATTACTTTATAACAACACTGAGAGGTACTATGGCTGTTACAACTAAAAAACCCGTTAATTATCTTAACAACAA